TCGATTGAAGCCATTATTTTTTCTCCCTCTTCATAAAGCGCCCTGTCTTTGGGTCGCGCTTTAATGTTACTAGACTAGCACTGTCATCACCGACGAGCTTCTGAGCTACGCCTGACTTGATAACACTGGCAGCAGCACTGATAAACACAGTAGCCACAAGCGCCATAGCGTCCATGTCTATGTTCGCTAGTGACATACCAGCAGTTACCCCCAAGGCAGCTTGGATTCCCGTGCTGACTGCCCTTTCTGCGATGTCTTTATATTCTTCAGATAGGTTCATCTGTCATCCTCCATATCATCCACCTTGCCTTGCAAGGTATCAATCAGATTGTTCAAGATACTCTGACCAGCATCAATTAAGTCATTTGCTTTGAGCTGCTCTTCATCAGTGGTATCTTCCTCTGAACTATCTTCACTATTATCTAGGAAGTTCAGTGGATCATTCAACCCCTTGGCCCTCTGTAGGTACGGGTTATCAGCCACAGTCACACCCCAATGTAAGTGAGGTCCAGTGCTTTGACCCGTGTTACCGACGTGACCAAGCAAGTCACCTTGGTTTACGGGTTGATTGCGCGAGACGCTTGGGCTGGCAACCATGTGAGCAAACAAAGTGTAACCAAGAACACTATCGTCGCTGTCGCTATGACGAAGAATGACGCAGTTCCCAAAAACTTTAGCGAACCCAGCCCTCCAGCCTTCGTCGTCCACGGTAAAAACATCTTTAACAATCCCTTCCATTGGTGCAGTAATAGGTGTTCCTTCTGGAGCTGCCAGATCTAGGCCTGAATGACCCTTACCGCCCGATAATTTTTGACGCACAACGCCATAGAAACTTGATATAGTCCCTGAGACGGGGCTTCCTGTGTACGTCAGCCCGTCTAATTCTCCCTTGAACTTTAACCTTCCCATGAAAATCCTCCCATATCCAACCCCCGATAAGCATAAGGGCTATGAGTGTCAGTAGTACATCCACTACCAAGTAACATTCCCTTAACTCTTTAACGTCTTAGTCCCACCGTCATACACGACAGCGTGACCATTCTCTATAAGGGCTTCGTTGAGGTTCACTCCGTCGCACCGAATTTCTCCCAAGATCCGTCCGTACTTACCCTTACCAAAGCTAACCAGAATAATCTCCTCGGCCTCCTCAACCATCTGCTTCGTAAATGCCTTGGCTGCTAGGCCCTTCTTCTTTATTTCCAAGTTTCTTGTCCTGCTCTCCCATGTATCAAGACCGTATAGCCTGACTCTTTGCTTAGAGAGCCATACCGTGAAGCCCAAGTCCACGTTTACATCTATGGTGTCCCCGTCAACGACCCTGTCTAGGGTTACCTTGTACTCATACATTATTCCTCTCTCCTTCTCGCCTCTATCTCAGACGAAAATGCTTCAAACAATTTCCCTAGGCCAGCCGATACAGGTAGCGAAAGGACCGCGAGAGCTGTGAGAAGCCCCTCTATATTTTGTAAAGTTTCTACGTTCCCCGTTGCGGACCAAATGATTCTTGCTCCTAGAGCTAACCAAACCATCACGACAGGAACAAAGATGATACCCACCAATAGCTGAACGCCTGTAATGGTAGTGCCACCACTGGTTTTCTTAGGTTCTTCATCTGCCATGACAGCTCCAAGCCTCCCATCCCTGTATCATCCATACCTCATACGCTGCCTGAGCGTTCTCTTCAGGTATGAAGAAGTTATACTTCTGCGCTAGCTCAGGCCAGTACCCTGTATTTATCTGGAATAACCCTGCCGAAATACCCCTACCTAAACCCACGTCCCCTATAGCATCCACTCTGCCCGAGCTTTCACACATCATCAGGGCATACAGCTTGTCCCTGTAGTAATCGTCGTGGAACCACATCCCTAGCTCCTCCGCATAGAATGTGTTGGATGTTATGTATGGGCGCCAACTTGTTTCAGCTAACACAAACATCAGGTCCCAATAAGACAAGAACTCTACGTCCCGTGAGGCATTATCGGTGGATACACTAATGTCTTTCATCGTTCTAGCGCCTATACCATCGCTCAGAGGCGTTACAGGGGCCATTACGAGGGGCTGGTGGACTTGTATAACAGGTGGTGGAGGCACTGCATAGGATACATGGACCACTTCAGGTATGGTTGCAGGGAGCAACATGACAATGCCTAACGCTAGGCCCGCTGCGAGTATGCGCTTCATGGTTACTTAACGGATACGGGTGCTTCCGTATTCCCTGTAGCGTTCAACACCTGAATCTTTGTCGTGTTTGCTATAACAAAGTCTGGTGAGTTAATACCTGACCCACTCCCTATCTTGCTTCCACTAATGGTCAGGGTCCCCGCCTTTATGTGATCGAGATCTATACCAGAACCAAAGGCTGATACGTTCGAGATGGTTAATGTTTTACATTGAGATGACGCAGTTTGTGTGTCAATAATTATCTTGTCGAATGAACCAGTGGTCACAGCAGGGACCTTTACAGAGCCACGGGTACTGGTAACAGTGATGTCAAGCACCGCTGAGTTCAGCGTGGGCCCTATAGATATACCATCTGACACGTTATTGAGAATGTTGAGCGTGTAAATCTCTGAGTTCGCTAGGTTCAAAGTCTTAGCTTCTACGTTCTGAATGATGATCTCATCACATTCGAGGTAGAACGCACTGTTGTTTGCCAGACTACCAACCACCTGAATGGCAGCAACCTGACCAAGATCCGCCTTACCAATCTCCAAGTCAGACATCGTAATGTCCGCTGCTCTAGCCCCACTCATGTTGAGTTGCAGGGTATTTACCTGTGTTTCACGTACATCAGAAGGTGTTGTGTCCTCAAATTCCCAGTCCTTACCCACCTTGAGGGTCCTGTCTGGCTCTACAGCAGCCACGTAGTATTGGGCTGGCTCAGGGAAGTGAGGTGCAGCACGAGTGAATACCACTGACGTACCGATAGCGAATCCTGTCACGAGTAATCCGAGCCCGAGGCCCCATGTACCGACTTTCCAGACGCCGCCTGTAATCGTCATGCCACGTACAGAAGCGATCTTTAGGTTAGGCGGTTGCCATCCACCGAATGACGGCATACGCAGGTTTATCTCTGGGGTTTTCCAGTTCGGAAACCTGAGATGTATGGGTGGTAAATGTATATCCTTTAGAGCGAATACACGTTTAAAGAAGGAGGGCTTTTTCTTCTCGTCCATTATGCGTTCCTTGTGATCTTCATGTAACTTCCTACTAAAATTTTAGTGTCAGAGGGATCAGCAGTATTCTGCGCCCATTGAAAACGAAGGTCCCCTGTAGTAGATCCGTTGTGGATCATCGCAGATATAGGAACGACCACCTTGTTATCCACACCCGTGCCCTGTCCAGCCAAAGCCATCTGCTGACTCACATCGTGCATAGAGTTGTATGTAGTAATAGCTGCACCACCGGATGGAGCAGCGGCGTTAATGGTTGATGGGCCTGTTTGACCCCATTCAATTGTCGTTCCTGTTACGGCTGTAATGTCCCATCCAAACTGAATGTCAGGGGTTGTACCAGTTAGATATATAATTAATATCTCCGCTATATATACCCCACTAGCCGCTATTTCCACGGTGAAATCCGCAAGTGTCGTTAGCACGGCGCTGTTATTTATAGCCGTTGGCTCAGTTAATACTGGAAGTAGCGTGGTGCTCGCACCGTCAGCTACCTCAACAACCTGCGTACCATTACCGTATGCAAGTACGTTCTTGGTTGTGTTGTACTGCACATACCCTGCGTTTGTATTGGATGGAGACGCGCTACCTGTCACAACTAGCTGAGTAGGCGTAACTGTCCCATCAGAACTAATCACTAAACTATCAGTACCAGACGAGTTTTCAACGATCATCTTGTTGGTACCAGCAGCATCGGCTAGGCGCATAGTTATATTCGCACCAGACGCAGCTACGATGGTTGGGGCAAATTCACGAGTCCCTTCCAGTGCTTCTTTGTACTGGTTGAGGTCGCTTGCGTTGGCTGTATTACCAGCAGTCACATTTGTTAAGGCCACTTAGCTGTACACCTTTCCTGTGTTCCATGCACCTACATCATAAATCAAAATGTCTCCCGCGTCAGTCAATCTGTTAATCTCGGCAAACGACACAGTGTACACCTGAGTGTCTCTACCGTCTTGAGGGATCACACCTGACGACCGCAGATTAATCATTTTAACCAAGTAGGTGCGGTTAAATATATCAGTTAACGAGATTAATCTATTCGCTGAGTTAAACAAAAACTCCTCGGACGCCTTAGCTCCGTATCGTGACTTGCCTCCGCCCTTTAAGGGAAGGTCATCCGCTATGAGGAAGTCCATCTCAAACATACGGCGACGCTGGGGAGCAATCGTGGTGTCCAGTACCACTGATTCAATCGACGCGACGTTGGTACCACCAACAGGGCGAGCCATCTTTAGGATGTATCGAATCTTGTTGAATCGCACCTCAGTATTGATGTCGAAGTTGGCATCATCGTCTGTTGCTGGCCCCCCTACATCAATGAGAGTTCCTGTAATGTCTCCCTTTTGGACATTTTCTAAAAAGGTGTCCTGATAATTGTCTGAATCCTTTACATAACTAATCGATGTAGGTGACGATTCATTAGCGTTACGGCTCAATATCCTCGCTCCGTTCAAGAGCTTTGGCGACGCTGCCTGCCCTACATCCATCCACGGACCCACGATGTACTGGTTTTCTGTGGACTGAGCGAACTTATAATCGGGATCGGTATCGGGAAGCATCCCTGTTTTTGGTAACACTACCCCTCGTAACGTCCCATGCGTGGGTGCGTTTGTACCTGTAGCGTCCGTTCCATACAAAATCCACGGGTTAGTAGAGTTCAGTACGCTGTTCCCAGCTATATATATACCCTTGATTGCAGGGGTTTGTGTAAATGTGAGGGTGTGCCAGTTGGTAGTAAGGGGCTTCCCTTTCATTATGTACGATACGCCATGCCTATTCACTAACGAAAAATATAGCCAGTCAGAGTCGCCACTGATACCTGTAATACGTCCGTCAAGCTCCTCAGCCCCTACCTGAGCGGCACTAGGAGGCCACACAATCGTCATAGTGTTGTTATTTGCATCAACCTGAAGGACTCTACGCCCGTATTGGACGTAACAATTCCCATCAATCCACACATACGGACGCGATCCGTTACCAGCATTGCTGTTCCAGACCTCGTTATCTCCCTTACTCTGCCACACATTCACGGAATCCGTACCGTCAGTGCGCCAGATAGAGTTTACTTTGAACACATATACATAACTACCCACCACATCAAGACCAGTTACCCAGTCATTTGTGATAGTTCCCATAGCTATAGCACCTGACCATGCGCCACCAGTATTTGTGCCGTCTACGTTGGTACGCAAATGTCCATTTCCATCACATGACCACAGCACTGCGTTACCAGACGTCTCTCCGCGTATAGCAAAGAACAATACATCTGCGTTGGCTAATGATGACTGTATAACGTTTAACCCACCGTCGGTCGAATACCAGTAGCTACTAGCAGATTTGTTACTGGTTTGGGCGACAGCTATAAACAATACGTTATTAAAATCAATCATGTCGCTGACGTAATAGCCCGCTCCAAAATCATGCGCTTTATCCCACGTCGTACCTGACAAATGCTTATATACATACCGCCCACCAAAGGCCCACACACCCGTGTTGCTTGCGGTCACAGTTGACGGAGCATACAAAAATTTCACTTGGGGGGTTGCAGCATCCCCAGCAGGAAAGAAATTTACATCTGTGTGTGTACCGTCGGAGGCTAGGTCGCTGTAGTTCTGGAAGTGGTATGGCCCTGCATACAAGCGGTTTGCGTAGCTTGCGTCCACTCCACGGGTAAACGAATACTTGGTCAGGGACCCTGCTTCCTCATACTCCACTGATGTAAAGCCACAACCACCCTGCCAATCCTCGTATGCCACAGGGATTTCTACCTCAATGGGTACAGAAGCGTAATCGTATGAAGCGGTGTTAAATTGCGGAGTTACTTGGTCAGCTAGGGATGCGCGATACCCTTGTATGCCCTCAATTTCACTGAGCATGAAGCCGATCTTTTGATCGTCTACCTCAAGGTACACATCGTAAGGGGTATCTACGCGGGAGCCTGTACTTATAAGGGCCATTACTGATAGGGACTACGGATCGTTGGGATTTGTGGAATCACATAGCCCCACGCCTTCGTCGCATCCTTCTTTCTATCTATGATCTGGATTCGCCTTGCTATGGACTCAAACTCCTCTGTTGTTAATCCCTCACGTTCATATAGTATTTCTGCCGCTGCGCCATAAAGAATCTG